TACAACCGTTATATGCAAATTGCTCAATCGGTTGCAGGTTCAGGCGGTAGTTATAATCTTATAGAGCAAAGAATCGAAGGCGCAATTCTTGCAGGACAAACGGTTACATTTTCATTTTGGGCTAAGGCAGCATCATCTTTGACTTTGCCACAAGTTGATATGGAATATGACATTGCTGGCAACAACTACTTTTTCGGTGTAATTGCTTCATCAGTTTCAGTTGGAACCTCATGGGCTAAGTATTCTTATACCTTTACTATGCCAACTTATTCAGGCTTATCACCTAACGGTACAGGCGATTGGGTAGGTTTGCGTATTTGGATGCCAGTCAATACAACATTTACTTTTAGCACTTGGGGTTGGCAGTTAGAAGCAGGTTCAGTCGCCACACCATTTACCACCGCATCAGGCACACTCCAAGGAGAGTTAGCCTTGTGTCAGAGGTACTTGCCAGCGTGGAATGGTACTAGCAATCAAGTGTTAGGTGTGTCAGCAAACACGGCAAATACAAGAATAAACATAGGTTTTTCAGTTACTCCAAGAGTTGCTCCAACAGGCACAACTTATTCAAGTCTTTCTCATTTTGGTTTATCAAATCCAACATTTGGAAGCGGCACTCCAACCGCTATAAGTTTTGTTTTTGCTGGTGTAAACAGTTGTACGATTGGTGTGGATATATCGGCTGGTTCTCCAACTATTTCAGCCAATTTGCCAGTTCAATTTTCATCAGTTAACGCCGCTGCGTCACTTTTATTTACAGGATGTGAGTTGTAATGCCAAAAATAACTAATTCAACAACTTTTGAAGGTATTGAAATTGTTACAATTGAATATGAAGACGGTTCGGGTTGGTCAGGTTTGAAGAGTGCTTATGACGAGCAACAAGCGGCTCAGGCTCAACCACAGGGCTAACTTGACTGAGAGTTAGTCAGCAATACATCTAAAGATTTCCTTATTAAGAAAGGATAACTAATGGCCAATTACAAGTACCTACGTGGTGCTTCTATTAGTGACCCTTCACGGGTAATCTTTGATATTCCTGATACTCCTACTATTGGTACTGCTACAGATGTAGGAACTTCAAGGGCCTATAATAATGGCGCTGCTACAGTGACAATTTCTGCCCCAGCAGTAACAGGCGGCCCAACAACGGGTTACACAGTAACATCTAGTCCTGGCTCATTTACAGCCTCTGGTACTTCTCCAGTAACAGTAACTGGTCTTCAATCTGCTACCTCTTATACTTTTACCGCACAAGCAACAAACACTTCGGGCAATTCTCCTGCTACTACAGCAACTGGTGCTATTACTGCTACTACAGTTCCACAGGCGCCAACTATTGGTACAGCCTCTGGTGGAACATCGGGAGTAGTTTCAGTCCCATTTACAGCGGGTGCTACAGGTGGCAAGTCTATTACATCTTATTTAGTAATTTCTTCTTCTGGTGTTACTGCAACAGGGTCTTCAAGCCCAATTACAGTTAATGAAACTGTTGCTGGAACTTACACCTACACGGTTCAAGCCATTAATGCTAATGGAACCTCTGCCGCATCTGGGTCAAGTAACTCTGTTACAAGTTCATTTTACAGTGGTCCTACAACAGTTAATTACCTTCTCGTTGCTGGCGGTGGCGGTGGAGGACAAACTGATGGTGTATCTAGAGCAACAGGTGGCGGTGGTGGTGCGGGTGGGTTACTTAACTCTTCAACATCTGTTACCCCTGGAATCCAATACAACATCACAATTGGCGGCGCTGGTGGTAATAATGGTCAAGGTGGCAGTTCAACCTTGTTTGGATTAACAGCAATATATGGTGGTAGAGGTGGAAGTCCTTATGTAAGTGATAATGGTGGCAATGGTGGTTCAGGCGGTGGTAGTAGCAATCCAGGCAATTCTGCTGGTTTAGGTACATCAGGACAAGGTAATGATGGTGCTCGTGGAGTACAGAGTAGAGGTGGCGGTGGTGGTGGTGCTTTTAGTGCTGGTACTGCAGGCAGTTCAACTGGTAATGGCGGTGCTGGTAAAACAGTAAATTACAATGGCTCTAGCCCTTCCTTTGCGGGTGGCGGAGGTGGCGGTGGTGGTGGTAATGGTGGAACTGGTGGTGGCGGTAATGGTGGCCCACAAAATTCCTCTGCTGTTCAAGGCGGTAATGCAACTTCGTATGGTAGTGGTGGTGGTGGCGGTGGTTGGTGTGGCGGTAGTTGCGCTGGAGGTAATGGAGGTAACGGTGGTGGAGGTATTGCTGTTATTTACTACTCAAACACTTATGCTCTTGCATCTTCAACATCAGGTTCACCAACAGTTCAAAATCTTAACGGTAATAGAATTTATACCTTTACTGGAAATGGGAGCATAACTTTCTAATGGCTCATTTTGCTAAACTTGATGAAAACAATATTGTTACAGAAATAAACGTTGTACACAATAACGAAGTTCCTGATGAGGCTACTGGTATTGCTTTTCTTCATTCTATAGGTTTTGAAGGTAACTGGAAGCAGACTTCATATAACACTCGTGGGGGTGTTCATTATGGAGCAGATGGTCAGCCTGATAATGGTGTTGCTTTACGTAAAAATTATGCCTGTATTGGACATACTTACGATAGCGAACGTGATGCTTTTATTCCTCCTAGCCCATACCCATCTTGGGTTATAGACGAAGATACATGCCTATGGGAAGCCCCTATAGACCGCCCTACGCCAACACAAACTACTGGCTATAGGTGGAACGAAGATACTAAGTTTTGGGATTCTTTTACAAAAACAGAGGTGAGTAAATAATGAGCGTAAGACACGCTAGTGAAGAAGATGTAGATTTAACTAACGTCGTTATTCCAGATGTACCTGATGCTCCTACTATTGGTACTGCTACAGATGTTGGTACTGGGCGCGCTTTAAACAATGGCGCGGCTACAGTCTCATTTACTCCAGCGGCTACTGGTGGAACTCCTACATCTTATACAGCTACATCTACCCCTGGCTCAATCACTGGTACTGGAACTTCTTCTCCTGTAACTGTTACTGGTCTAACAAGCACCTCTTCTTATACCTTCCAAGTAAAGGCAACTAATGCTACTGGAAGCTCTAGTAACTCATCTTCTTCAGGCGCTATTACCGCAACTACAGTGCCAGGCGCGCCTACTATTGGAACTGCTTCTGGTGGAACTAGTGGAGTTGTATCTGTGCCTTTTACCGCGCCAGCATCATCTGGTGGAAAAACTATTACATCTTACACGGCAACTTCTTCTTCTGGAGTAACTGGTACTGGCTCCTCAAGCCCAATTACAGTTAATGAAACAGTCGCTGGAACTTACACCTACACAATTACCGCTACAAATGCTAATGGAACATCTGCTGCATCTTCTGCATCTAACGCTGTTACATCAACATTTACAACCTCTTCTGTTACCTACCTAGTTGTTGCAGGTGGTGGCGGTGCCCCTTACAATTCTTCAACTCCTGTATGTGGTTATTACCACGGTCAAGGCGGTGGTGGTGCTGGAGGTTATAGAACATCAACGCTATCCGTTACCCCTGGTACGGCTTACACAGTAACTGTTGGTGCTGGCGGACCTATGGGACAAAGTTGTGGTAGTTCATCTGTATTTTCATCAATAACATCTATTGGTGGTGGTGGTGGTGGACGAAACATTGGTGGTAGTTCAGGTGGTTCAGGTGGCGGTAGTGGGTCTGGAACTACAAACAGTGGTGGTGCTGGAACTGCTGGACAAGGAAACAACGGCGGAAACGGTGTAACGACTTGGTATGGCGGGGCAGGTGGAGGCGGCGCAGGAGCCGTTGGAGGTAATAACGTTAAAGTTGGCGTTATTGGTAGTGGAAATGGTGGTGCTGGCGGAAGCGGCTCAGTATTTACAATAAATAGTACTACTTATGCTGGCGGCGGTGGCGGTGGTGCTGGAAACGGAAACCAGCAAGTTGTGTCTGGCGGTACTGGCGGAAGCGGTGGCGGTGGTGCTGGTGGAGGCTACGGTAGCTCTTTTGGAAAACCAGGAACTGTTAATACTGGTGGAGGCGGCGGCGGGGGAATGATTGATCAATGTGGTTGCGGTAATATTTCCCCAGGCGGCACGGGCGGTTCTGGTGTTGTTATTATTGCCTACCCAAGCAGTTACGCAAATATTACAACCATTAGCGGTGGCTTGACTTACTCAGGTCCAACAACAATTGGCAGTAATAAGGTTTATACATTTACAGCGGGAACAGGTACGGTGACATTTTAATGGCACATTATGCTTTTCTTGATGAAAACAATATTGTTACACAAGTTATTGTAGGCAAAGATGAGACTGAACTTATTGATGGGCTTGACCCTGAAACTTGGTACGGTAATTTTCAAGGACAAAGATGTCTAAGAACTTCATATAATACGTATGGTGGAGTAAATGATAAAGGCACACCGTTTCGTAAAAATTATGCGGGTATTGGTTTTACCTATGATGCAACTCGTGATGCTTTTATTCCACCTAGCCCATACCCATCTTGGTTATTAAATGAGGATACTTGCCTATGGGAAGCACCAACCCCACGCCCAAAGGCTACTGAAACAACACGTTGGAAATGGGATGAGCCAAGCGTGTCTTGGATTGAAGTCCCTAAAAACGTATAGTCTTTTCTTAAACCTGTGGTAGCCTAGCACCCTAACAAGGGAGCGATAGATGGAGATTATTTTTACAGACATCCACAATCCAGAGGGTGTATTAGAAAAGCCAAAACCTGCTACTGAGTACATTCCTCAATGGTATAAAGATGCCAAGGCATATACAAGTCCAGATGGTAAGAAGGCGCCAACTCTAGATGGCTCACCTATGGCAACTATTAAGCGCTGTATGCCTCTATGGGACATGATGACTGCTGGTTACATTATGGAGACCCCGTACGATATTTATATTCGTCAGACTCCTGAAGGTCCGTATTTTCAATGGGGAGCAAATGAGGCTATTGCTTTTCAATCTATGGAGCAGTTTCAAAATCATCCGTACTCACGCGATATTAACTACGCAGTAAGAATTGTTATACCTTGGTCCATTAAGACTCCTAAGGGTTGGTCAATTATGGTTATGGAACCACAACACCATGAGCCTGCGCCTATTAGTTGCGCCAGTGGAATTGTAGATAGCGATGACTTCTCAATCCCATTTAATATGTTCCTTAAGTTACGGGACCCTAAGTTTGAGGGCATGATTCCTGCTGGTACTCCATTCCTACAGATTATTCCTTTCAAGCGTGAAGACTGGACATCATCAATTGGTGGGGAGAAAGAAAGAAAAAAATATGACGTTGATATGCGTAAATTTGGACGTGTCTTCTTTGACCGCTATAAGAAGTTCTGGTGGAATAAAAAAGAGTACAAGTAGTTTTGGGCTTTAAAAGAATATAAGTAAGAGATAATGGGTAGATGACCGATGCCCATAAAGAACAATTAAACTTACATTTAGTTGTATCTACTCCTGAGCATGAACCTAGAGAGTCAGACCCCCATTATCATCTCTTTAATCAGGCTAAAGCTAGAATTAAAAAAGCTGGACTATGGAAGTGCATTATTAATGATGACCTGTGCTCTGGAGGCCCTGAGCTTCACCACAGCCATATTGAGTTTTCACAGGTTAACTCTATGGACCCAACAAAGGTTGAGCGCGCTTTTGGAGTCCACTTTGAGAACGATGAAGAGTTTCAAAATTGGATTGAAAGTCCAGGCAATCTAGAGGTTCTCTGCACCGCTCATCACAGAACTCTCTACGGTATACATTCAATTCCAGCCCCTTTGTGGGAGACTTTTAGATATAGAAAAGCGGGCACAGAAGCTGCTGCGCAGCACCTTACAAATTCAGATAAATAGGGGATAATAAAAGTATGCGCGGATACACTCAAGGCGGTCGGTTTAACTCCGACTTTGAAACCAATGACATCTTATCTGGTGTTAACTCTGAGTTGCGCAATCCCGTAGGCACAGTTGCTCAATGGTGGTTCTTTGATATCACCGACACAAACATTGACCCTATCTATGATGTGGGCGATGGGGTATCTGCCTCTGGTGGTGGCCGTAAATGGTATGGCCCTTATAGCATTCCTATTGTGCGCGCCGTTATCTCTCAAGGTAGCGCTAAGACTTCTCAGGCTGGTTTCTATAAAGCCGATGAGCTCCACCTTACAATTAACATTGAAGACCTTAATAAAATTGACCCAACTCTTGAATCTCAGATTTACTCTATCGGCCAGCAAGATAAGAGCCGCGTAGTATGGAAAGGCGAAGTGTATCGCCCATATTTGACCCAGCAACGCGGTATAGTTGCTGAACGCTATACTTTGCTAGCCATTGACTGTATTCAGGTCATGCCTGAAGAACTTGTCAATGACCCTCAATTTGCTCAGTACGCCAACTAAGGAGACCCATGGCACTAACACACTCAGTTGTTACGTTAAACTCGTCAACAGCTACACTACTTAACAATGATCCTGCAGTTACCGTGGGACCAGAAACCCGCAACACTTGGCAGTACGGCTCTATCTCTATCCAAAACACAGACGCTTCTATCATTGTCTATATTGGATCTTCAAGCGTAACATCTACTTCATATGGCGCTTCACTTGCCGCTGGAGCTTCGATTACTCTTGACAGCTTAAGCCCTTCAGAGAAGATCTACGCAATTGCTGCTTCAGGTTCACCTAAAGTTGCTACATTAATGGTGACAACTGCGTGAGTATCCGCATAACTAAAAAAGGCGAGAGCATTAAAGTCTCAGCCTCTTCAACAAAGAAAGCTTCAATTAAAGTAAAAGGTAAGTAATGCCATTTAAATCTGAAGCCCAAGAAAAGTGGATGTACGCTACCCACCCAGAGATGGCGCGCCAATGGCAGAAAGAAACACCAAAAGGTAAATTACCTAAGAAAGTTAAGAAGGAGAAAAAAGATGGCAAAAGCTAAGTTAGGCTCAGGAGCTCGTTTCAAGAAGATTGAATCTGAAGCTAAGAAGTCAGGCGCTAAGGATCCTGCCGCGGTAGCCGCTGCAGCAGGCATTAAAAAGTATGGTAAAAAGAAAATGACTAAACTTGCCGTTAAGGGCAAGAGAGATGAGAAGAAATAATGTGCATGTCATGTGGTTGCGGTAAGAAAAAGGGCGAAGTCGGATACGGCAAGGGTAAGAAAGCCGATAAGAAGCAAGACGCCAAAGTTATGAAGGGCATGACCCCTAAGCAAAAGTCAGCATTCGCAAAGGCTGATAAGAAGATGGATGCTAAGAAGCCATCTGCCAAGGCTGATGCAAAGATGGACAAGGCTCTAGCCGCTAAGGTGAAGAAGTCTAAGTAATTAAAATAGAAATGACTTGAGGGCGCCTACGGGCGCCCTTTCGTTTATCCTTATAGTAGTTTCCCGTGCGGGGAACTAAGCACCACCCTTGCGAAGTATCTTGCCTCCTAAAGGAGATTTGCCGTGTCTGAAAAACTAGACAAACCGTCGGATATCGAATTTGCTCAAGCAATTGTCGATAATATCCCTCACCCTGGCAAAACAGAGTTACTCCAAGGAGTGGCTGCAGGATATCTAATAAGCAAAGCGGTTAAGCGTGTTATTAAAAAACGATAACCTAGAGCATCTTTCTGACTCGGCTGCCAAAGAGCTTATTGAGCCGCTAACAAATCTACTTCACTCCCTAGCTGAAAAATCTGGCTGGCCTGAAGACATTATTTTGAGTTTATCTGTAGAGCTCAACGAAGACTTTGAGATCTTTGTTAATTACCCAGACAGCATGCGCCAAGAGATTGAAGACTTGGAATACGGCGCCTTTCAAGGGCTCCCTAACGCTGTTATCCGCCCATTCATCTATAGAGCCCCTTCTATTATCAAACAGATTTTAGAAGAACAAATAATTCCAGAGCTCTTTTACTCATTGGGGATTATGTAATGGGTAATCCATTTATTATTGCTGAGGACCTAGCCCTTAAGAATTTGCTCTCAGGCATCACAGTATCTGATGACGTTAATGCTAGTCGACCAGTTAAGGCTTGGTTTGGCTACCCTGACGTGGAAGTTCGTGACCAAACATTTCCATTTATCACAATTGACCTTATTGACATCATGCCTGGTAATGAACGTCAGACATACGGTTACATGGTAGATAACGATAACCGCGGCACACAGACACCAGTATCTGGATACTCATATACATACATCACACCTGTTGCCTATGACCTTATCTACCAAGTGACTTCTTACTCTCGCCATCCGCGCCATGACCGTGCGCTTATGTACCAACTACTAAATAAGTTTCCATCAAAATACGGATACCTAATCGTGCCTAATCAACTAGGTACTGAGAACAGTAGCCGTTCAATGTTTCTTGATGGATTTGTAAAGAGAGACGCAGTTGAAGGTGAAACTGGAAACCGTCGTCTTTTGAGAAATGTATTGTCCATTCGAGTACTCAGTGAAATGACTCCTGCACAGGCAGCCACTGCTACAAAGAATGTTCAGTATGTCGATATCAACGCTACTACATCGTATATCCCGTCTGGCATGATACCTCTACCACCATCCGTTAACTAAGTAAATAATAAGGAGATAATCTAATGGCAACCTACCTACGCCCTGGGGTATACGTTCAAGAGACGCTAAACCCTATTCAACCACTAGCAGGAGCGGCATCAAATACTGTTGCTGCCTTTGTTGGCGCGAATGACCGCGGACCAACAACACCTACTTTGGTAACTTCTTGGAGCCAATATGTAAACGCATTTGGTTCTTGGAACACAACTCAATCTAACAACCTTCCACTTGCTCTGTACATGTACTTTGCTAATGGCGGAAACACAGCCTATGTAACTCGTGTTGCTGGCTCTAGCGCATCAGCCGCTACCCGCACATTTAATGATGGAGCAGGTACCCCTGCCGCTACTTTGAGGCTAACAGCAGCAAACGTAGGCGCTTGGGGCAACAGCATCAATATCAGCATTGCTGCCTCTACAACTACTGGTTACTTTAACGTTGTAGTTTATTATGCTGGCTCTGCTGCTGGAAACATTGTTGAGCAATGGAACGACGTATCAATGACAGCTACAGATTCTCGATATGCTGTAACAGTTATTAATAACAACTCAACATATCTTGTAGCAACAGATATGGGCTCAACCGCTACTGGAGCAACCCGTAACCCATCAACAGTTACAAACTCTGCTCTAAGCACAGGCTCAGACGGCTCAGCTGTTACAAGCACAAATATCCTAAACTCACTTAGCCTATATGACACCATCCCACAATCTTTGGTACTTAACATCCCAGGATACACAGATGCTACAACAGTCAATGGAGCTATCTCATATGCAACTGGAGCAACTCGTCCAAACGATGTCTTTGTAGTCATTGATGGAATTAACGACACTGCAGCCAACCAACTATCACTTGCAGCTACCTATACAGCAACTTCATATGCTGCTGTTTACTACCCACAACTTACAATTGCTGACCCAACAGCTTCTGTAGGTGCTACAACAGGCGCAGTTAAGACTGTTGGAGCAGGTCCCGCTGTAGTAGGTCTATATGCAGCAACAGATACATCTCGTGGAGTCTTTAAGGCACCAGCTGGTCTACAAGCTCGTCTTGCAGGCGTTGTATCAGTTCCTTCACTATCAATGGCGGATTTGGATAGCCTAAACAGCACCAACCCACCAGTTAACGCAATTCGTTATATCTCAGGTTCTGGAATCGTAGTATTTGGCGCTCGTACACTTAAGGGTGGATACGTAGACCGTTACGTACCAGTCCGTCGTAGCCTTATCTACATTGAGAAGGTTCTTCGTGATATCACACGCTTTGCAGTATTTGAGCCAAACGATGCTCTTCTATGGGCTCGTCTTAACGCAACCTGCAGCGCATTCTTGACATCATTCTGGTCTCAAGGTGGGCTATCAGGTACAAGTCCTGCTAACGCTTACTTCGTTAAGTGCGACGCAGATAACAACCCACAAAGTTCCATTGATAATGGAATTGTAAATATTCAAGTTGGAGTTGCTCTACAACGCCCAGCTGAATTCGTAGTAATCAACATCGGTCAGTACAACGGTGGAACCACCGTTACTGTGGCGTAAAGGAGATAAATAAAAATGGCAAGTTCAACACTAGCTACCTATAACTCAAGTCTAGCAACTGACCCACTTCGCGGGTTTAGGTTTACTGCTAGCTTTAAGCAATCAGCTGGAGATGCTACTGCTCCATTTGATAAGCGCATCCAAGACGCTGCTGGAACAGTAACACCACCTACAAGTGGAGTTTCAACTGGCTGGGTCGGAGGATTTACAAACGTCAGTGGGTTGTCTATCAACACACAGGCTATCCAGTACCGTGAAGGCGGATACAACACCACCGTTCACCAGATTCCTGGCATGACCACATTCTCACCAGTGACATTCTCACGTGGTGTTCTATATGGAAATGACCAAGCAATCGCGTGGATGCGCGGTATGTTTTCAGCTGCTCAGGGTTCTGGCCTTAATGGCTCATCTACACCAGGAAACTTCCGTGTAGATATCACATTGACAGTCAATGACCACCCAAATACAAATGCAACAGCTGATAGAGCCAAAATGGCTTTTAAAATTCACAATGCGTGGATTACTGGGCTAAACTATACCGACTTGGATGCAACAAATGGAGCAATCCTTTTTGAAACAATGCAATTGGTTCACGAAGGACTATCTGTTTACTACACCAAGGCAGACGGAAGCCCAGCAGACCCAGATACACCTCTAGCAACACTCTAAGACTAATTAATTAGGAGAACTACACGTGACACAAGTTATTACAGATGCAGACTTAGTAAATAAGTTTGCGCAACAGGCAATGGAGGAGCCCGCTCAAGTAATTGAGACCAAGGCTCCTCTAGGGCCAGAAGTCAGATTACCTGGCGGCTTTATAGAAAATGGTGAAGTCATTAAGACAGCAGAAGTTCGAGAGCTAACTGGTATTGATGAAGAGGCTATTGCCAAAGCGTCAACTACTGGTAAAGCCCTTAACGTTCTTTTGCAAAGAGGTCTTGTCAAGATTGGCTCAAGGGATGCAACCATTGAGGATTTAGACAAGCTCCTATCTGGTGATCGCGACGCTATCTTAATAGGTGTGCGCCGTATTACTTTTGGAGACACTCTTGACTTATCTATTGTTTGCGGTAATTGTGCAGAGTCTCAAGACGTTTCTATTGACCTTGAGGTTGATGTGCCAACTAAGACTCTCAATGACCCTGCAGCAGATAGAACTTGGAGAGTAGAGACAAAGAAAGGTTACGTAACAGTAACCCTTCCTACA